CCCAGGGTGCCACCATGCGCGAGTGGCAGGATCAACAGGCAAAGTGGGAGGAGTCGGGCAAGACCAAGAAGGGCATCGCCCGCCGGTGCGCTGATGCTCCGTGCTGGGACGTGTACCGCCGATGGGATCGCCCCAGCCCTCACCCAGAAGCGTTGCCTGAGAATCAGGAATGATGCCATGCCTATTCGCTTCTTTTGTGTTCCGTCCAGCCAGGTTTCCGGTGACCCATGGTTTCTTGGCGTGAAATTCATTCATTTGGCCGCCTGCCACGACGCACGTGGTCCGAATGGCTGGCATCGCATCCAGGTGAGAGTTGGATTCATTTGGTGGCATATCGGGATAACTTTCAGTGCTCCACGGCTCGTGAAGATAGTTTAACATCATGAAACTCACCGAAGCTGATATCGAGGAGATAAGGGCGAGCCTCAACAACGCAATCCACGAACTGGTTTTTGCGTGCCAGCACCTGGACCAGGACGACATGGAGGATGCCTCGGTGTGTCTCATGACCGCCCAAGGCACCATCGAGACCGTGGCGAACCAGTTGGTGCAGGATCAATGAACCCCTTCGCCAACGAACCGGAGAACGTGTTGCTGCCTCTGCCAACGCAGGGGGAGGTGGATTCGTTGGTGCAGTCGCTCGGTGTGGAGCAGGCCATGACCCGGATCCGTGGTCTGCTCCAGTCCCGACGTCAGACGATCGCCGCGGCGGCCGCCGATCCGATCCGCTGCGCGCCACGGCCGAAGTTCTGGCGCATCGCTCAACGCCTGATCCGCAATCCCGAGGTCAAGCTGCTGGCGCTTCTCGGAGGCAACCGGTCGTCGAAGTCTTACTGTGCGGCTTACTGGCTCTTGGACGCGGCCCTGTCGATTTCAACGGCTGAATGCGCCACCAACGAAGGGGTGACGTTCATGGTGGCATCGGAGTCCGAGGAGTCATCGAAGGCGACGGCGCAGAAGATCATCTGGTCGTTGTTGCCGGACAAACTGAAGGCCTTGAACAACCGCCGCAGTTCGGTGACCTACATCCGTTACTCGATCAAGGAAGGGTTTGGCGGGGACAAGACGCTGGTGCTGCCCAGTGGGGTGCAAATCAAGTTTGCCACGTACAACCAGGATCCCGACGAGTGGGAAGGTCGGGAATTGGGGTTGAAGCATCGCCGGAGTTTCGCGTGGTGGGCGGACGAGAACATGCCGTTGAACTGGCTCATGATGCTCCAACGTCGTGGCCGGTTCCGTCCGGGCTTTGGCGTGTGGTCGTTCACTCCGATCCGTGGGATTACCCCGGCGATTAAGCATGCGGTGGGCTCTGGCAGGGTACGTCACACTCGTGCGGCTTCGCTACTGCCGTCCAACCAGGTGTTGGCCCCGGGCTTGCCTCCTGGCCGCGTGCCGTTCGTTCAGGATGGCTGCGATGAAAGTGTGAAGGTCTGTTACTATCACTCGGACCTGACACCGTTCGGATCGGGTGGGCAGACTTACGGTGAGTTGGTGCGCCAGCAGGTGGAAGGGAAGACGCGGGATTACATCCTGGCGGTGTACTACGGATTCACCCGGGACGTGGCGGGAAGGGCGTGGCCGAAGTACGCCCGGGAGATTCACATGGTGGAGCCGGAGGAGTTGCCGTGGGAGGGAACCAACTACGTCTTCGTGGATCCTGCGGGTGGTCGGTCGTGGTTCTTCATCTGGGTGAGGGTGGCGCCCGGGAACCCTCGGAGGTTGTATCTGTACCGGGATTGGCCGGACAAGCGGCGGCATGGTGAGTGGGCGGTGCCGAGCACCCGGCAGATGACGGACGATGGCCGCCGTGGGCGTGACGGTGAGGCGGGACCGGCGCAGCGGAATCAGGGTGGCGGGATCCCCAGGTACAAGCGTCGGATGTTGGAGGAGGAGACCATCGACCTGCGGCTGACGGGTGCGGGGGTGTTGACCGAACGGGACCCGCATCGCCGGCATACGGCCAATCGTGCGATCCAGGATGCCGGGTTGGAGCCGATCAGGGAATGGGTGGGGGCATCGGGGATGCCGGAGTGCGCGTGGACACCGGAGCAGATCGACACGTTCCGGGCATTGAACCCGGAGCCGGTGCGCGAGGTGATCCGGATTCGGTTTATCGATCCCAGGGCGGCAGGGCAACCGCAGCAGACCAAGCGGGGTGAGCGCACGTTGATCAATGTTTTTGCCGAGGAGAACCGGCGCGAGGACGGGAGCTTGGAAGCCCCGACGATGCACTTGCGGCCGGCGTTCTCCGGTGGCGACCGCGACGATGGGATTCGGGCGGTGAACGATCTCCTGGACTACGACGAGGAGCAGGAGGTGGTGGCGTTTGTGAACGAGCCACGCCTGCGGCTGACCTCTAACTGCGAGCAACTGGATTGGGTGCTCACGCATTACACGGGCATGGGCTCGGAGACCGACGGGGGCAAGGACCCCGCCGACCTTCTCCGATATATCGCCATGACCGAGGACGTGCGCCATGTGGGCGGTGAAGGAAAGCTGGTGACCGGGGGATTCAAGGAGGGATGGGAATGAGCGAGAACACAAAGATCGAGTGGGCTGATCACAGTTGGTCCCCATGGAGGGGATGCGCCAAAGTCTCACCTGGCTGCGCGAACTGCTACGCTGAGACGCTTTCGAAGCGGAATCCAGCAGTCCTCGGGGAGTGGGGTAAAGGCAAGCCGCGTGTCTTGGCGAAGAACTGGGGAGATCCGATGCGATGGCAAAAGCGCACCGCCATGAACATGCCACGCCCCAGAGTCTTCCCGTCCTTGTGTGACTGGCTAGACGATGAGGTCTCGCCAGCGTGGCTTGCCGATTTTCTGGCGTTAATCAACCTGACGCCGCATTTAGACTGGCTGTTACTGACCAAGCGCCCCGAGAACTGGATGGATCGGATTGACACCGCTGCCCTTGCCTCAACCGAGTTTCATCAAAAGTGGCTGGTGGAATGGCTTAAAGGTACCCCTCCACCAAACGTCTGGTTTGGCGTGTCGGTTGAGGACCAGACTCGCGCCGATGAACGCATCCCAATGATCTTGGATATACCCGCGCAATTGCGATGGCTTTCGGTTGAGCCGCTAATCGGTCCCGTGAAGCTGGAAACGATCGAGAACGCTCTAACATGGTACGATGGGCCACAAGGGATTCAGTGGCTGGTTATTGGAGGGGAGAGTGGGCATGGAGCGAGGCCATGCAATATCGAGTGGATTCGAAGGCTCGTGGGTGAAGGGATGGATGCAGGCATTCCAGTGTTTGTGAAACAACTGGGCAAGTGGGCCATTGATCCAAGCTCTCCAAACGGTTCCATTCCACTGGCTCCGTGCCACACCCTTAACCTGAAACACCCCAAAGGCGGAGATCCAAGCGAATGGCCTGATGACCTTCGTGTGAGGCAGTTCCCGGGAGGTGAGAAATGAAAGCTTGGACCGTGACCACCGATATGAACGGTGACGCTTGCGTCATTGTCTTCGCCAATACTCGGAATCAGGCCAAGAGTCTTGGAATGCGGTCGGAATGGTTCGTGGACTGTGACTGGACCGAAGTCTATTGCAGACGCCTTCCAGAGATGGATGGCAAACACGAACGACAAGAGCCGCATTGCCTGAATGGCGAGAGCATCCGAGATCAGCGATGGATGCGGTCTTTGGGGTGGTATGAGGTGGAAGGCAGCGAAATTGAGTGCCAAGGCTGCAAGCTCTACCCATGGGGTGATCTTCCAGAAAGCCACATTGAGGAAAGCGAGGGTGGGAGACTGTTGTGCAAAGAGTGCAGGGAGAAGAAGCCATGACCCGAACCGAAACGATCCAACGGACGGACCCTTTGACCATGGACCAGTGGCACCGGCTCCCTTGGCTTCTGCCCCGGGCTGTGGTCCTGGAGTGGACCGGGCTGACGGACCGGGAGCTGGGCCGGGAGGTGAAGGCCGGGCGCATCACCCAGTTCCGAGGCCCGTCCAAGAAGGGGAAATACTTCAAGACGGAGATCGCTCGATTGATCCGGTTGCCCGCCGGAAACCCTCTGCCACCGTCAGATGCACGCTGATAGATGCCGATGGGTGCAGTGGATAGACCGCAGGCTTGCCAACTGCCCTGTGGGTAGCCAACCAAGGACACCGTGAAGAAACGCCGGAAGGATGATGAACGCCAGGAACGCCATGAGGGCGCCGACCTGCATGGCCTGGTGACGGAGTATCATCGGGCGTGCACCAACCGGGACTCGAACTATTGGGAACGTCAGCGGGTGAATTACGAGACCCGCTTTTGCCTGTGGCAGAATCAGAGTTGGGACGGACGGAAGTGGAAGGGATCGAAGGGCAAGAAACCGTTCCCGTGGCTTGGCGCATCGGATGCCCGGGTGCCGTTGGTGGATCTCTTCATCCAGGAGGACGTGGCGCTTTTGATGCAGGCTTGGCGTGAGCAGCGGATCCTCGCCCGCCCCACTCGCCCCGCCCAGGACGCCGGGTGGGCCAACAACGTCACCAACCTCCTGCGCTGGCTGGTGTACGAGGAGATGGAAGAGTCTGAGGACGAGGCGCAGATTCTGGCCAACTACTACCTCGAACGTGGTGCCGCGGCCCTCGGGGTGTTCTGGTGTCGGAAGGAGCAGTTGACCCGGGAGACGGTGAGCCTCGAGGACCTGACGATGGCGGCGGCAAAGGCGAAACAGCCGGAGTTCATAGCCATGCTTCTGGATCCCACGCAGGAGGAGACGGCAGTGGGGATGATCGTGAGCATGCTGGGTGAGCCCATGAACATGACCACGAAACGGGCGACCAAGCTGGTGCGCGATTTGCGGACATCTGGCGTGGCGCAGTTCCCCCGGCCCATCGTGGTGCAGGATCGGCCCAAGGTCCGGGCCTTGCGGTGGAATGAAGACGTGATCGTGCCGCCCGAATGCACCGACCTTCAGGAGTCCCGGGTGGTGTTCATCCGTGAGTTGCTGACCGAGACCGCCCTAGCTGAGCGGGTGCGATCGTACAAGTACAACCCCGATTGGGTGGACCAGGTGGTGAACACGCAGCGGGGCAAGATGGTGTTCGATCCCAAGGACAATCTCCCCGCCAACACGTCGGGCCTCGGCCGTGGGGACGATGACACGTCCAAGCTCTTCGAAGTGGCCACGGCCTACGAACGGAAATACGACGAGGACAACATCCCCGGGCTTTACGCCACCGCTTTCTCCCCCGGCATGAAGGACGAGGAAGAGAACG